CGCCGTATCAACAACCGGCCGGAGAACAGTAGCTAAAGGTAACTACGCTGTAGGTAATTACTCAGTCCCAACAGTTAAAAATCCAACAGCATTCGAGTCGCAAGAAGCAGCACTTGATTCTGACGGATTTACATTCATTGGTAGGTTTCCAGGATCACTTGGTAACTCACTACAAGTTTCAATATGCCCACCTTCGATCAACGATTCAGCATTTTCTGGCTGGACTTACAAAGGTTCCTTCGATACTGCACCTGGTCAATCAGACTTCGCCGGTGCTAACGATGCAACAAACGATGAAGTTCACGTAGTAGTCGTTGATAAGAATGGTGAGTTCACAGGAACAAAGGGTACAGTTCTAGAAAGTTATCCATTCCTGTCAGTAGCATCTAACGCAGTATCACTGGTAGATGGATCTAATATCTTTGTGAAAGATGTAATCAATACAAGATCACAGTACGTTCACATGGTTGGTTTTGATTCAGACGATGTTAATACCGGTAATGCTGGAACCGCAATCACACCAGGAACCGCTAAGGACTTCCTCGGTACCGCAGTTAGCACATCAGCAGTAACAGACTATAACTTCGACTCTGGCGCAAACTCAGGCACGTTGTCTGCTAGCCAGTACTTACTTGGATTTGACTTCTTCGAAGACAAAGACATTGTAGAAGTTGATTTCTTGATTGCGCCTGGTATGTCATCACGGGCTGATCAAACCGTCGTAACAAACGACCTTGTTGCCAATGCAAGAGCACGTAAAGATTGCGTTGTTGTAACAGGTCCTGCTAGAACAGACGTTGTAAATGTAACCAGTGAAGCAACAGCTACAACAAACATTACAGCAACATCCGCGACATTTACAAGATCAAGTTACAGCATTGTTGCAGGTAACTACTTGAAAGTCTACGATAAGTTCAACGATAAATTCATTCAGATTCCAGCAAGCTCGTCTGTAGCTGGATTGATGGCTGAAACAGATCGTGTGGCTGCTCCATGGTTCTCACCTGCTGGTACACGTCGGGGTCAATTGCTTGGTGTCACATCTGTAGAATACAATCCAAACAAGACACGCAGGGATGTTCTTTACAAAGCTGGAGTAAACCCAATCGTGAACCTTCCAGGTCAAGGAATACTATTGTTTGGTGATAAGACCCATGAAAATAGACCTTCGGCATTCGATCGTATCAACGTACGTCGATTGTTCTTGACACTTGAGCGGGCCATTGAACGGGCTGCCAAGAACGTACTCTTTGAATTCAATGATGAGTTTACAAGAGCTGAGTTCGTCAACATCGTCGAGCCAGTACTACGTGATGTTAAAGGACGCCGCGGTATTACAGACTTCAGGATTGTTGCTGATGAAACAGTAAACACTCCGAATGTTGTTGATCGTAACGAGTTCATCGCTAATATCTTTATTAAGCCGGCTCGCTCAATCAACTTCGTAACGCTAAACTTTGTCGCAGTTCGTACCGGTATTTCCTTCGAGGAAGTAACTGGGCAGGCATTTTAAGGAGGGATAACTTATGGCACTTGGTAGTGTAGACGAATTTAAGTCAAGACTCACTGGCGGTGGTGCTCGCGGTAATCTCTTTCAGGTTACCTTGAACAACCCACGTGGTGGTTTAGGGGTCGCACTCGACGTCGACTTTGCATCTTTCATGTGTGAGGCAGCTCAGCTGCCCGCATCAACCGTAGGAACAATTGAGATTCCATTCCGCGGTCGTAGATTGAAAGTTGCCGGCGACAGAACGTTTGATCCTTGGACTGTAACAGTCATTAACGATACAGGGTTTAAGATCAGGGACGAAATGGAAAAATGGATGAACGCAATCGCTAACCATGCAGATGCTGGTGGTGTGCAGAATCCAGAACTCTACTTCGCTGATCTTCAGGTACAACAATTTGATCGTGACGAATCAGTCATTAAGACAGTCACAATCAAAGATGCTTGGCCTTCATCGCTATCTGCGATTGAACTCAGCTACGCTGACGATCAGATCGAAAGATTCCAGATCGAGTGGCAGTATCAATACTGGACCAGTAACACCACTGATCAGTAGTAATATATAAAGGGAGAGCGGTACTCCGCTCTCCTCTTATTATAAGGAATTTACATGGCAGAACAAGACGGCTTTAAATTATTTGGATTTGAGATTAAACGAGCCAGCGCTGAGAATCCAGCCAAGGCCGCTTCAATCGTTCCAGCCCGAGACGAAGATGGTGCAGGTTACGTAACCGCATCAGGTTCTCATTATGGCCAATACATTAATCAAGACGGCACGGATGCAAAAGATAATCATGCATTGATTATGAAGTATCGTGGCGTTGCAATGCATCCAGAAGTTGATGCAGCGATCGAAGACATTACAAACGAAGCCATTATCGGTGGTGAAAACGAACCTGTTACTTTAAACATGGATAGTCTCATAGCACCAGCTGCCATCAAAAAATCTATCAAAGATGAGTTTGATGGTATCTTATCAATGATGGATTTTACAGAACTAGGACACGACATCTTTCGAAGATGGTACGTCGATGGTAGAATATACCATCACCTTGTAGTCGATGAAGGTAATCTCAAGCAAGGTATCATTGACATTCGTCCAATTGACGCTGCACGTATTCGTAAAGTAAGACAAATAAAGAAAAAGAAAGATGTAGCAACCGGTGCACCATTGGTTAAAAAGGTAGATGAGTATTTCATCTATCAAGAAAAACCAGGTTATCAAGCAGCCGGTGTTAAATTAACTCTTGATTCTATATCGTATTGTACATCAGGCTTGCTTGACGAAAAACGCTCAAAAGTATTATCATTCTTACATAAAGCATTAAAGCCTTTGAATCAGTTAAGAATGATGGAAGATTCGTTGGTTATCTATCGTTTAGCGCGCGCTCCAGAACGTAGGATTTTCTACGTGGACGTGGGTAACCTTCCTCGAGGTAAAGCCGAGCAGTATATGAAAGACATCATGACTCGGTATCGTAATAAACTCGTATATGATGCGCAAACCGGTGAGATCAAAGATGATCGTAAACACCAGTCATTACTTGAAGATTTTTGGATGCCACGCCGAGAAGGTGGTAGAGGTACAGAAATATCTACGCTACCTGGTGGTGAAAACCTTGGACAGATCGAAGATATATTTTACTTTCAAAAGAAATTATATCGTTCACTTAATGTGCCGATCAACCGGTTAGAACAAGATAGCCCATCATTTGCTATCGGTAGAACTACTGAGATTAACCGTGACGAACTTAAGTTTCAAAAGTTCATAGATCGTTTACGTACTCGATTTGCTGGATTATTCATAGACATATTGAAAAAGCAATTAGTACTTAAAGGTGTCATGACTGAAGACGATTGGCGCGGTATGAAGAATGATATTGTTGTAGTATTTGCAAGAGATAATTATTTTTCTGAGCTAAAAGAATCAGAAATACTTAGAGAGAGGCTACAGACTCTCGATCAGGTTAGTAACTATATTGGTACCTATTTCTCACAGGAATGGATACAAAAGAATGTCTTAAAGTTTACTGATGATGAAATAAAGAATATGAACCTGCCAGCATCTGGCGAACAAGGAGATGAAGAATGAGTGAAGTAGAAGCCGCAGTTGAAGAACCACCAGTGGTGAAAAATCCGTTAGCAGATTTAGTTGACGCTGCATTGGCAAAAGATTATAATAAGGCCAATGAGATTTTTGGTCAGGCTGTTAGCGTAAAACTTGACGACGTTATGGATCAAGAACGTATTCGTTTATCGAACGCAATCTACAATGCTTCTGAGGAGGAGGACGAAGATGAAGTCGAAGATGAAGACATGGAAGATTCTGAAGACGTATCTGATGATGATATGGATGTGGAAGATTCTGATGATGAAGGGAATGTGGACGATGATGATGGCGATGATATGGGCGATGAAGAAGACACTGAAGAATCCGTTTAAGTAGAAAATTAAAATCATATAAATAATATTACACGTAAGAAAGGTTGAGTGAACTATGGTTCAATTTTATAGACCATTACAAGCTGAGATTGCTTCGCCCACTTTAGCTAGTGCAGCATCTACAGTAAGTGATACGACACTTGTAAGAGCAGTTAACGGTACAACAACGGCGCATAAAGTATTTTTAATTAGCCCCACGCTGGATGACAGTGCTACAATGACGATCGCTGGTGGTGACACTGTATTGATACCAAAAGAAGCCACTACTAAAGTGTATGCTGCTAACGCTGGTGTATTACTAACAAGCGTTACTCACCCTCGTGGATAGGATTGTGCAATGAAACTTATTTCAGAATTTGTAGATCATCAAATCGGTTATAACGTTATTACCGAAGAGAAATCTGGTAAGAAGAAATACGTTATCGAAGGTGTATTTGCACAGGCAGAACAAAAGAATAGAAACGGTCGGATATATCCAAAAGCAATCATGGAAAAAGCTGTTAACGCTTATAGCGACAAGCAAGTTTCCAAAGGTAGAGCTGTTGGTGAATTGAATCACCCTGAAGGACCGACCGTTAATTTAGATAAAGTTTCTCATAAGATCGATGAACTCAAGTTTGAGGGAAATGATGTTATGGGCAAAGCCACAGTATTGAATACTCCAATGGGCGAGATTGTTAAAGGTCTTCTCGACGGTGGTGTTCAACTGGGCGTTTCGACTCGTGGTATGGGAAGTTTGATGCAACAAAATAACGCAATGGTCGTCAAAGACGACTTTATGCTTAATGCTATTGATATAGTACAAGATCCATCTGCACCGTCTGCATTTGTTAATGGAGTTATGGAAGGTGTTGATTGGGTTTGGGATAACGGTATTTTGTCGGCTCAAGCAATTGAAAAAATGGAGACTGAAATCAAAAAGGCTCCACGTGCTGATCTCTATGAGGTTCAGGTTCGTGAGTTTAAGAATTTCCTCTCGTTGTTAAAAAACTAAATGAAAAGGGAGTCAATTAATGACTGATCAAAATCAAACAGATCAAGATATTGAGCTCCATGATGACGAGGCTGTCATGGAAATGTCTGATCACGAAGCTCAGTCAGTCGCAAGTGCTGATAAAGCTGCCGATGCTGGTAGCGCTGCGCCAAAGCGTAGCACTGCAGGCGGTGCGGCTGATTCTTCTAAACAAGAACCAATGCCAAAAACCAAAGCTGCTCTTATGGCAGCGATGATGCATAAAATGCAGAAGATGGATAAGAAATCTCTGCAAGCTATGTATGGCAATCGAATGGAATCCGTCGACGAAGAAGGCGAAGTAGTAGTTGAAGCTAAACCTGAAATTACTTACGAAGCAAACTTCGAGGAAGATCTCAACGCATTGGTTTCTGAAGAAGCAACTCTTTCAGATGAGTTCAAAGGCAAGGCTGCTACAATTTTTGAAGCTGCTATTAAGTCTAAGCTCTCAAATGAAATTGACCGTTTGGAAGAAAAGTACAATGAAGAACTGGCTGAAGAAATCTCAACCACTAAAGCTGATCTAGTAGAAAAAGTAGATTCCTACTTGAACTACGTTGTAGAACAGTGGATGGAAGACAATAAGGTAGCTGTACAAGCTGGTCTTCGTACAGAGATCGCAGAGAAGTTTATGAACAATCTTAAGGATCTGTTTGTAGAATCTTACATCGATGTACCTGAGTCTAAAGTCGACCTAGTTGACGAACTTGCTGGTGAAGTTGAAGAGCTGGAAAGCAAACTCAACGAATCAACAGGTAAGATCATCGAAATGACTGATGAACTGGAAAACTTCAAGCGTGATGCAATTATTGCTGAAGCGTCGAAGGACCTTGCAGAAACTCAAGTCGAAAAACTTAAGTCTTTAGTAGCTGACATTGACTTCAACGATAACTTCGCTGATAAAGTCAAAACAGTTAAAGAGTCTTATTTCACCGAAACGGCAGTCACTGAGTCACAAGACGAATCAATTGATGAAACTTTTGAAGTTGAATCATCTGATGTTATGAGTCAGTACCTCAATGCCATTAAAAAACAAACTAAGTCCTAAAGGGAGCACGAAAGATGGAAGTATCTTACGATAAGCTTGTCGAAAAATGGGCACCGGTATTGAATGAAGAATCTGCCGGTACTATTCAAGACGCACACCGGAAAGCAGTAACTGCTGCTGTTCTGGAAAACCAGGAACACGCCCTCAAAG